CTCCTGTTTGCAAGACTCTCTTAAGGAAAGTTCGACAGGCGGCCCAAAAGGGCCTCGATTTGGTCGATCGTTTCCTTGATATTCAGCCAACAAGCAATCATGCTTGTTACCTGAATACCCGAAACGGTCTCGGCCAACACGGTGCCCTTACTCGAAGCCTTGTTCTTGATGTCGATATTAGATCCCTTGTGCTATCGTACAACAGTGGATATGACCTGAGTCCGGACGACCCTGATGCTCAAACGAGCCTCATGTTTGCCCAGGAATCCAGTCAGCTCTACAGTATGCACTATAGTCCTAGTGCGGTCATAAACGGTGTTATTAGGGCCAACGTAATTATATCAACCTACATTCCAGCCTATATAGGATGTGGCTGGGCGGAACTCGTTCGGAGTCCTCCGCTTTACAAATCCGCTGAAGAGAGGGGCCTTGGCATCCTCCCTCCCGCGGCCTGTACCGGTGTGGTTGAACCTCTTAAGGTCCGCATGATTAGTAAAGGAGATCCTCTCCTCTACTACAGATGTAAAGGCATACAGCTAGAACTCCATAGAGTCCTTAGAAGCATGCCGATGTTTCGTTTAATTGGACGGCCGGCGTTTTCCGTCGACCTAGAGTCCATTATTTCCGGACATCTTCTCACTATGGAAACACCAATGTGGTGTTCTGGGGATTATAGCGGGGCTACTGACGGCTTGTCTCGAGAACTCTCCGCAGCTCTCCATAGGGAAATCTTTAAAGATTCCCCGATGGAGACTCAGCGAGACTCTGGCGATGCCCTTGGTATGCACCGCTTGTCCTATGACCCGATCCCGATTATTATCCCAGGGACGACTGTCATGGGTCCTCACTTTATAACAGATGTACTCAATCGCGGTTGTCCTGCTGATTTAATGGTACTCCCTAAGGGAAGTACTGTTAATCAGGAGAACGGCCAGCTGATGGGGTCCATCATGTCTTTTATATTTCTCTGCCTCGCGAATGCGATGGTATATGGCTACCATATTACCCAAGAATATGGTGAGAAAGTCACTTATAAGTTCTTTCAAACGAGTGTTCTCATCAATGGTGATGACATTCTTTTCGTATGCGACGGGAAGCAGGAGTATCTCCGCTTCACCCAAGCCGCAGCTGGTGTTGGATTTGAGATGACCGTTGGCAAGTCGTACTATCATAGTACCTATGCCAATATCAACTCACAGCCCTATCATTATAATTTAAAAGAACAGAAGAGGTGGCTCCTGGATATCCAATCTAAGGATTTTTCTCAGCTCCCATTCGCCCTTTCCGGGATCAACGTAACCCGGATGGGCTTGTCTAGTACCCTGTCCAGCTCTTATCAGATGCAAACCTCGAAAGCTGTCGGCTTTTTTAATACCGGCCTCTATCTAGGACAACATAAGGTGATGAACCGGATCGGGTGTTCCCAAGTCCCATCTGATGTCTCCCTCACTGAGGATTGGACATCAATTCGTGATTCTCCAGAGTTTTTTTCTGGACCGGATCGGGATTCTCGTCTCGAGAGCCGGATCGCCTGGATGGCTAACCGTAACGAATCTCCCATTATCCTTCCGAGGGATGGCCACCGACCTTGGTTTACCATCGCCAATGCCCTTCTTCGGGGCTGCCATAATAACCATCAGGCGCATAGAACAGCGATACACCTAGTCAAAATGATTAGGGACGCGAACGAAGATATTGGTTTCCTCCGTCACATGCCCCTAAGGGGGAAGTCTCGGCGTTTTTATACTTATTTTCGTAGGAATATTTTCCTGCCCACCTCTTTGGGTGGGTTGGGTGTCA